GTGTCACGCCCTCGATTGCCTTAATCACCGGCGCTAAATCCACCGGCTTATGCTCCGTTTTAAGCCGGGATAAGCCAGTTATAAGCTGCTTAACAGCCTTTTCCATGTCCAGTTTCAATTCCGGCATCTCGATTGCGGCTATCTGCTCACGAATGGCGGTCAGTGCGTCAATCAGGCGCGTATCTTCAGGCTCTACAGGCTCCGATACGCCAATGCTCATCACAACAGGCGCAGGGCGAGTCACTGCCATTAGGTCGCGCTCCAAGTCATCAAGCAAGGCCATTACAGCGGGCTTCCTATTTGAATGCCGCCATGCACTAACGCACCGGCGGCGGCTGCTTCCGCAGGCGATACATGAGGCGCTAACGTGTCCGTGGTTGAACCCCCAAGCCTATAAGTGGTTTGGTCGATAGGCTGCGAAGCGTCACGCGCACCGCGCTGGATTGATTGCTCCCACCCTTGCCCACTTGCTAAGCCGCCTGCAACACTTGTAAGGCCCAAATAGCCCTGCAATGGCTTGTCGATAGCAGGAAACGCCACGTTTTCAGCAAAGCCGCCGATGCTGTCCACCATGTCTAGCAGGTCTTGCCGTCGCGCTTCCCAGAATCCCGCCTTGCTGCCGCGCATTTGCAGGAATGTGTCAGCAGCAGTGCGGGCTTCCATTTCGTCGCGGATGTAAGCCTCATAGGACGGGTCAGGCATCATTGCCGCACTAGCATCCTCCGGTGCCAGAGCGCCCGCTGCTACTGCACTGCCTCCAAGCAACTGGCCAATCTTGGAGAAAGAATCAACCGCTGCCTTAGACTTTGACATTCGGCACCCCCTTGATACGGTCGAGAACCTTCGCCATGCCGCTGATTACCGCATCGTTTTGGATGTCCTGCGCTTGGGCTTCGGCTAACAGCTTGGCAGCTTGTGCGCCTTTGCCCTTGATTTCTGCCAGCGCCTTACTGCGATCAACATCAGCCTTGAACCTATCGGTTTCAGCTTCATACGCCTTGATCTGCAACTCCTTGTCTTTCTGCTCTACCTCTTTCATGGCGATCTGCGCGTTAATCTGCGCTTCGGCCTGCTTGGTTTGCGCGGCCATCAGGTCGGCTTGTGCTTTCCCTTCCTCGGCCCTTGCGAGCACCATTGCGGGATCTTCCTGCGGAGCCTGCCCTTGCTGCTGTTGTAGCTCGGCCTGTTCTTCCTCGGTCAGCTCATCAGGCGAAAGTACGCCTGCGGTGAACAACTGGCGGCGCTTGCGCTTGGCAATGATGCTCATGCCTGGGCCGTTGATGTTGTCGGCCAGAATGTCGCCGCCCAACTGGATTACAGACGGGTCAACCATGCCAAGTTTGGTCATCGCGTCTACAGTCTGCCCCTGCCGATTTGTGAACGATGGGCCTGCCGTGCACGTCACATCGTATTGCCCCTCGGCCAAGTCATGCAGGCGGATAATCTCGCCCGTCTGCTGGTCCTGAACCAACTCCCCAATGGTTTCAATGTCCACGGAACCATCATCGGACAGCACTCTGACTTCGCGGCCTATGTCGTAAACCCTCGGGATAGCGTTGACCAGAATGCGCCCGGTCTGCCGCTGTGCAATCGTGCGGGCTTCAATGTACTTGTTGCTGCCAATGTCGCCCCTATCCTGTAATGCCTCGATAGCCACGCCTGATTGCAAGCCGGGATTATCCCCAAGGGATGCGGCAAACAAGCCCGCTGACATGGGCAAACCAGTGCGCATGGCCTCGGATATGACCCTTAAACCTTCGTTTACCTGCGCGCCTCCAAGGTACTGAGGAGGGCCGGGTACTTCGGGGTCATTGTTGAACAACTGAACGGGGTCGTTATTCGTATTGAGCGTTTGAAGCGTCTCGGCATGGCCAGCCGCTTGCGCCGGGGTCATCCAGTACTTTTTACGCGGGGCGAATGCGCCGTCCTCTATCTCCCGCGTCATGCTGTAGTTGTAAACGCGCTGCCAATCCATCATCTTTTCAACAGCGCCGTAGTATTCCACCGCATCATCGTTGTAATCGAAATTGGCGTACAGGGGGACAAGGGGTATCCAGTTCTCGAAAACCGTCTCTTTGGCAGGCTCAATCCAGTCATCGTTATCAAAAAGCCGGGTGCAGACCTTCATCACGGTACGCTTGCGCCTTCGCAGCTCGGTGATCTGCATGGCGGCGTATTCGTCTGCCAGCTTTTCAAATTGCTCGTCCACAACGTGCGTCTTACCGTTGGACATGATGACAAGCTCGCGCTCTACCGGCTTGAGGTAGTAAAACGTCCCCACGAGGATGAGGTCATCGCGGCCACAGTAACGCAGGCGCGTGGTTTGGTCAGTGGATACTGACGTAGGCACGTCCCTCTTCGGGTACTTGGCCTTGTATTCGTCCTCGGTAAGACCTACCAGCTTCCAGCCATATTGCGCGTCGCTGCCGTCTTGCTCTGTGTGTGGGCCAAGCCATACCCTGTTGAGCCAGTTCGGTACCGTAGCAATCATCAGGTCTTGGTCGAATGAATCGCCATCCTGATACGCCTGGACAACTTCCCACCCGTCACAGCCCTGTATGGCCATGGACTTGCCGGACTTGGAATAGATTTCGTTGGCGTTACTGATGGCTTCAATGTGCCGGACAATGCCCTCGTACTTGGCTGCGGCTTTTTTAGACGCTTTGCCGCCTGCGGGCAGAACCTTGATGCTGTAATCAGACTTGGCAATTGAGCCGGTGATCTGCTCAATCATGGGATTAGTCAGGTCAAACGTGTAGCGCGGTCGCCCGTTGTACACCTCTCGCCAATTGGCTTCCCATTGGCCATCCCTATCGTTTACAAAGGCATGGGCTTCCCGTGCGGCCTCGCGGTTGTCGTGGTCGTCGTCCTGCGCCTTGCCAAGCGCAGCCAGCATCCACTCGTGATCTTCGTATTGCTTTTGGGTGGGCATTATCAGCCAAGCCTCTTGAATTTGAGCCTAACAGGTTCCTCGACCTTGCGAGTCAGCATCGGGAATAGCTCGGTGAATCCCCAAACCAGTGAGTCAGCGCGGTCAGGCGACTTCAAACCGGCATAACCTGCAGTAGTCATGCCGCAAAGCTGATCTTCAATCTCTGGAAAGTAGCCAATGTGGTGAATCTTGCCCTGTTCGTACAGGCTGGCGATTGGCTCCGCCCTTACCACTTTGCCCCTGGTCGCGGTCACTTCGCGGTAGGGAACAGCCGGGTTAGCTGCCCTCACAACAGCTTCAACCATCGCGCCGCCGTAGTTGCGCTCTGCCACCACCCTGTCCGCAGAATGGCGCACATAGGCATCCGCCACAATCCTGCCCCACTCATTAGGCCCGTAATGGCCTGACAAGTCCTCCAGCAGATAACCGTGACCGTCCGTACCCAAGGCGCAGACAGTGATGCCAATCTCATCTGAGCGCGTATCCTGCTCGCCTGCGCAGCCGCTTGGGTCCACGGCGACCACTACGCGCAACCAATCGGGTATGTGCTCCTCGAGTCGGCCAAGGCGTCGGTTTTGGGCGATAACCTCATCAGTCCACAGCGCGCCCTCGGTGTCATCGGCAAAGCGACCTAACAGGAAGCGGTTGCGGGCACGCTCGGGCAGGCTGTCGAGCATCCCCAAATAGGCGGGGTCAAGGTTTTCCCTGTTGTCGGCGGGGTTAATCAGGTGCAGCCGGTAGTTATCAGGGAACTTGTCGGGCTTGCCGGTATCGGGGTCGAGCTTTTCCACGAACTGGCGGTATGTCCAATGCTTTTTTGAAGGCGGGTTGAAGTCATAGTAAGCCTTAAGTCTCAAGCTCTTGGTCTTTTGCGCCAGTCGGGTCTTTGCCAGGGTGATGGATGTAAACGGTATCTGGCTGCATTCGTTGAAATACAGGGTGGCGAACTCAAGCCCTAGAATCTTCTCGGTGCGCTCTTTGTCGTCCAGCCCGCAGAACCAGATTTCTGAACCATTAGGCAGCTTGAGAAACCAGTCTGTTTTGTTCAGGTCGCAGTGTTCCCATACGCCCGGAAAGCAAAGCTCGAACACCTTGGGCAGCGTGTCGTATATGACGCTGGCCTTGATAGCGTTGAATCGGTACCGGAATATGGCGTGGCGTGACTTAGGCTCTTTCAATGCCCGAAGGATAACGGCGCGAACCAAAAGGAATGTCTTACCGGATCGACTGCCACCCCCTAGCGCGCAGTGAGTAGCCTCGCTTATGAGGGCATCCATTGCCACGTCTTGCGCCGGTGTCAGGCGGAAGTCAGACACTAGCGTCTTTACCCTGAATGACTACTTGAACAGGGCCGGTGAAAGCATGGTCTTGCTGGTCTTTCCATCCAAAGTTGTTTTTCAAGTTGAATATCGCGCCGGTTGGTGCGGATGCGTCTAGCCTTTCCTCTAACGCCATCTCGACTCTTTGCTTAGCTCTTTTTACTGTCGCAAAAAATTCGTCTCGGTTCTCATAGTTCCTGAGACTTTCTGTAGTCATTTCAAGGGCATACGCAAGCCCTGATATTGTGGGCGGTTTTGGCGGGTCGCTTTCAAGCCTTTCAGTGAAGTACGCATCAATGATGCATTGCATCTGTTCAGGCGTTGAATACAGTGATGGTCTACCGGCGGGCATTGGGCGCATTCCACCTAGATTACTTCACCTAAGATATGCGCACTTTATCGGTTGGTGTCAAACAGTTTATTGCCGTTGTTCCATGTTCTTCGCCTGATGTGGTCTACCTGTTCCCGGCGCGTTCGCTTGATGATTGTTGTGCCGACTTGAACGCCGACTTGGGTAATACACCCACCTTGGGCTAAAAACTCTGCTACCTGCTTTGCCAGTGATTCCCTAAGCTCCGTGTCAGGCGGCTTGTGGGTGGTGTCTTGCTGGAATCGCCTTAGTGATGGGCTGTCTGTGTGCATGGCTGTCCCTCAATATATGCCGATACCGCTGCCTTAAGCGCCTCAAGTCCTCGCGTGGAAGCCGCGCAATTGCCCGTGGCCGCGTGCTGGTTCAGGTAATACTGCTGCGCCGGGGTAACCTTGTGCGCCCCGCCTGCGCGCTTGTGCTCGACCACAAGGCACCCGTAGCCTCCGCGCGGTAATAGGATGGCAATGTCTGCCTCGCCAACTACGCCGCCAAGCCCTTTCACCTGTGCATTCCTGATTGCCGCCATTCTGCCTTTTCCACGGTGTAAGCCCGTCTGCGATACCCGTAGGCAATGGGCGTGCTGTGGATACGTCGCCCGGAACCACGCGACGAACTCCCGCTGCTCATCCGCCTCTGATGGCATTTGTCACGCGCTCCAGTAGTTCCGCCTCGGTGCCGTGATTGGCCTCCCAGGTCTTTATGCCTGCATGGATGGCTACCCCATGCCCGCCTGTACGGTGGTGCGTGTGGCATAGCGGGATAGCCTCGAAATGCCCTGCTTTCATTCCCATACCTTTCCCTTTCAACGGGTGGTGAATCTCTGCCGGTCTGCGGCATATCACGCAGCCATACTCGGCCAATCGGGTCAGGTGCGCTTTTTCGGCCTTGGTCACGCCATATCCTTGAGCATCGGCACATCCACCCCGCAGCGTTTCCGGTCATAGCCCTTTCTGGCTGCGCGCGCCCGTTTCGCTGTCGTGTAGCCCATCGCGGCCAGAACGTCGTGCTTGTTGCTGGTTTGGTCGAATACGCCAATCAGCGACGGCGGGCGCATTTCCAAGCGGCGCTGCATTTTGATCGTCGCGGCAAAATTGCTTTTCAGGCTTCCGTCATGCAATCGCCATACCGCTATCTGCGACTCAGGCGTGGCGTGCTCGATTCTGGACATGATGCTC